GATTACACAGATGGAACAGTAAGAATCCCAGTGCCTTCTCAAACACCTTAAGGAATTAAATTATGGCATCATCATTTACAGATCTTGGTATAGAAAAAATGGCAACTGGCGAAAACGCCGGTACATGGGGAGATAAAACTAATACCAATTTAGAAATAGTAGAAAAAGCAATTGCTGGTTATGTGGAGCAAGCAGTAACTAGTGGTGGTACAACAGCATTAAGTATTACAGATGGTGACGCAACAGAATCGACATCAGTTGCAAGACACGCTGTTATAAAATTAACAGGTACAATAACAGGTAATTCTATTGTAACTGTACCAGATTC